TCAACATCGATTACAGCATATGGAAAGTGTTCAGCAAGTTCAGCACGAACAAGATGCAGTGCCTCGAAGATAGAGTTCCAATCGAATCCACTATCAGCACGAGACTTCTTACGGTTTGCCTTGTAGTTCGGGAAGTACTCACGACGCCAATAATGGCGATTGTCACATGCGATAACCATTTCGCCAAACTCAGGACCGAACTTCTTTCGGTATGACCGAAGTGCATTTATAATCATGTGCCGAACTAGAGGAACATTTATCTCAACGTCTCGACGACCTCCCAAATTTACCATTAGACTGCTAATTGCAGTCTGGTTATAATCTACAACAATCACGTTTCTTCATCCCCATTATTTAACGTTGTATCAAGCGCATTACGAATATCAGTTAGCATAACTGTTTCCGGAGTATCCATCCCACGTTGACGCAAGAACATGCCGTATACCAAAACAGAAACCACTGCTGCATCAGCATAGAAACTTTCATGGTGTGTAATACCAAACTTCTCAGTGCACACCTTGGTAATTCCTGCCATAACTGCTTTACCAGCACGCTCGGCATCTTGATAAGAACTATACTCATCAATCCCACCTAGAAAGTATGATAGAGATTCCTTGTCTGGATTTGGATCCTCTGCCTTCTTCTTAGGATTAAGAAATGTCACGTTATCATTATCGCTCATTAAAACACTTTCAAAATTAATGTAGTCGGAGTTAGTCGTGCACGCACAGGAGAAGACTTACTTCTAACGGCTGAGTACCATTTAGTCAAGCCATTTTTCGCAAGACTAACAAATTCTTTTACTTGAGTCTCTGGTTTACGAAGCAGACGTGAGTTGGAGAAATTCTCATCAAAACCAACAAGACTTGCACCCCTGACAGTAATACTTCCACTGACTGGACTAAAGTACTTAGAGATCTTTCGTGTCTTAATGTCAAACGTCCACACTTCACTGCAGTTTAGTAGATTGATAGGTTCGACGCTGGTGACATCAAGTGCAGCGTCACTCACGAGGAACTTTAGGTTCTGAACCAACTTGGTCTTATCCTTTGGTTTCTTCTTACGAACCTTGGCAACCTGCTTGCTGACATATGACTTCTTAAGATCGTTGACATAGGATTCGAGCAACTTAACGATATCCTTGACAATCTTCATACCCGTCAGATGTGCATAACTCTCAAGCAACTGCGACTGCATGTCAGTTAGGTTTGCTTTGGGTGTCCGACGAATCTCAACCAATTCAGCAAACTCAGCAAGGATAGGTTGAATCTTTTCAACACACTCGAGGTAATGTCTATCTGCCATACGATATGGCATGAGAATCTGCGGCATGTTCTTTACATCCTCGCCAATGAGAAGATTCTCAATCTCGTCATTAACATCAGATACAATGAAGTGACCCGCAATCAACGGTTTCTTAGCAACCTTGACTACAGGTTCAGGAGAAGCATCATCCTCTTCGAGTTTAATACGCTTATTGACAGTTTCCTCAACCTTCTCCCAGATACGAGACTTATCTCTTTCGTTGAGAGGGAACCCACGCATAGCAATACGAGCAGAATTGGCATAGGTGCGTGGAAGCAACTTGTCAGGAACTTTACTAAGAGTCTTCAGTTTATCCTTATCTTCCTTGAACCAGTCAACGAGAAACGCACGACAATCTTTCTGGTCAACAATAAAGTTATACCAACTCAATGCTTTACCATATTCTGACTGGTAATCTGTGGGCGCATAATCGTCGACCCAGATTGGTTCTACGCCTATAGTCTTAGAATCAGCAATCGGAACTTTCAACTTATACATCTGTTCGCCCCATTCAATTTATAAGTTACTATACCTCGTTTCCGTGGAAAAGTCAAGCTATAAATTTCACATTTGTAATTGAGTCATATCTAAACGAGCGCCAACCTGCATTTTCCGTGTCCCAAACAGGCAGAGCATCGGGGTTAATAACCGTGCTTTCGGCCTTAGCAGTAGTTTTCTTTGGCACTACAGTTTCCTGTAGAGTGCATCGAATAACTCGAACATCCCCATTACGTTTTGTGAACGTCACTTCAGCGTCCATCTTCTTGAGGTTCTTTACGAGCATTTCACGGTCGATTTCCATAATCACATTCTCCTAATATTGGTTTTATCAATTTCAACTTTACCATCTCTCCAAGATTTTCTGGGAGGATCTGGTGCGGGTATATCGTGGGTAGACATATGCTTTTCCATAGTGAAGAAGTCTGTTGGATTTTCTACCACCACTTCGGTTTTTTTCTTTGTTGGTTTTACCTTTGGTTTACTAACAGGTGGAGTTGATTCTACTACATCAACCACATCATATTCTACTATACCCGTTTCTTCTTTCTTTGTCAAGCTTAAAATCGAAATATTTGCTGCAATAACCAAAAGAATTGCCAGAGGATCAAAGACGAAGATAAGAACTATAATCATCAGACGCACTGCTTTATCGATAGTAGCGGTATCACCACTGCCATAAAACAGTTCTGCGATGTATTTTATCGGACCTACTTCTGCTTCGAGTTTGAGGTTTTCTGTTTTGAGCGGTATGAGATCAGTCTCAATAGTCTCAATGTCTGCAGTCGCACTCTTAATTTCATTATCAAGGGACGCACGTTCTCTTTTCTGTCGGTTTCTAATGAAATTAGCATCGAGCACATCCTCTGCAGTAGTGAGTCTGTCCAGAGTATCCAACGATGTTTGTGCATTTTTGAGTCTCCTTTCGGCAGATGTCTTCTTGCTTTCGAGTTGTTCTATTTTAAATACTGCTGAACCACCAACAGTAGTGTGTTCAATGTGCGATCGACTGAGATAACCGAACACGCCCATACTTGTAATAAATGACAGTACACACACTGCAATAGTGAAGTAAGTCTTCAACAGTTTGTTGGCACTTTTCCAGTTACGATATACCCAACTGGCAGTAATGAGTTTGGCGACTTCAAGCACACCACCCATCACTGCAACAGCGATCGGGGATGCTGGGAAAATTGCCATCAACCCAAGTATTGAAAAATACCCAGCGACACCAGTAATCGCAAGTGCAGTTAGCATCAAGAGTGCTGCGAAAAACATCCAGGTCTCCAATCAGGCAATTTTAATTCTTTCAAGTGATCAAGTCTCAGACGCACATTCCACATTTGATTGATGCAATTATCGTTGAGTCTATGCTCCCATTGCAGGATATGCTCGACTGCTTTGGCATGCGATTTGCTGTCATATTCAGCGACAACTTCTTTGCGCATCTCGCCAGTATAATTAGTCACATAAGAGGAACTTCCAAAGTATGCTTCGAAAAGTTTCTCTGTCTTACATGAATACCCAATATAAAATTTGCCGTCGTCGAAGTAAGTGCAATATACTCGGTGTACCTTCTTCGGCAACGGCTTACGTTTTTTCTTAACAATCATAATCTACTCCGTAAGTAGATTATTTATTCGTCCTCTTCCCAACCATCCCAAGACAAATCTTCTTCGTCTTCGGTAACTTTTGTCCCGCAGAAGGGACAATGTTTGACTTTGTAATAATCGTCGTCTAAGTCATGATCGACTTTGAAGACTGCATCACAATTATTACATTCATGCTCTTCGTCAAACATGTAAATTAAACATCAGTAATGGTTTGAGTTGATGTAATCCCCACAGAAGCATGATAATCTTCAACTAATTGTATATTGCTTGAAAATAAATTTGAAAACTCTTCAGCAGCTGCATCATCTGCAAACGTATATTCCAACGTCTGAGTATTACCACCATTTGAGATGTCGAAATGAAATGTTACTTTATCACTGTTGGTTTGCAACCATTCGTCTAAAACAGTATTTTGTGGTGGATTGGTTTGAAAATACCACAAAGTTTGATATGAGGGTCTCGTATTCGTAATAGTAAGTTTCTTCGCCATGTTAGTTCCTTTCTCGTTTAATTTTATGCTGCTACGCCCCAGACATCATCCCATTTACCTGATAGTGCGCCCTTAGCATAGTCGGTAGCACGATTTTCAAAGAAGTTGGTATGCGTAGGAGCATTGATCATTTCCTCGACCCATGGCAGAGGATTTTTCTTAACCTTGAAGATACCCTTGAGACCAAGACTAATCAGTCGACGGTCGCAGATATAGCGGATATACTTCTTAACATCTTCTTCAGTAAGATTTTCCATTTCACCCATCGAGAATGACAGTTCGATAAACTTGTCTTCGAGTTCAACCATCTTTTCTGCGATGGTATAGATCTGTGACTTTAGATCGTCATTCCACAATTCACGATTCTCTTCAACATATGAACGGAACAGTTTAATCATACCTTCAGCGTGTTGAGTTTCATCAACAATCGACCAAGTAACGATCTGTCCCATTCCCTTCATCTTTCCGTGACGAGGGAAGTTGAGGAGCATGATAAAGGATGAGAACAGTTGCATACCCTCAGTGAATGCACTAAATGCAGCGATATTGGTCGCGACCGATTCAGGTGTTCCATTTGCATTCGACAAATCTGTAAAGTAGTCGTGCTTTGCTCGCATTGAGTCGTATTCGAGGAATTCCTGATATGTCGTTTCTGGCATACCCAGTGTTTCAATGAGGTGAGAATACGCTGCAACATGAAGTGCCTCCCTT